GGATGGATGATTGGAGCTGGTGTAGCAGCTTATGAGATTTATGAGTTTACACAAGGAAGAGGTTTGTATTATGACGTATACAAATATCTCAACACGAAAGATAACGAAGATATTCTAAACGATCTCACAGGGAGAGAATCTAAACTCACTTCACAAAGTGGTAGAAATCTAAAAGGCACTATTTCTGGAGTGATGAGTGATCTTAAAGCTCTGAGTATGCAAGATCCTGAAATGTACGGTGCTGTGTATAGTAGTTACAAAAATAAGTACTTTGGAAAAGGTATTACAGGGTTTGATTCTGCATTTAGTAAACTCCCAGCTCCGTCAGTAGTCACTTCTACTACCGATGATGCATATAATAGTCAAATGAATGGAACGGGAGATGTCAACATTGGCCAGGTAGGATCAAACACTTCTGTCCAACAAGTCAATCCTTTAGCTCTTATGGATATTGGAACAGGAGATGGGTGGAACACAAACCGTAGAGGACTGCATTCCACCTCACCAGCATATCCTTAGTCGTCGTTTGCTAGTTTAGCAAAGTAAGACATAACATCCCCGTCTTGATCAGCCTGCTCGGCTGTCTGAGGTTGTAGACGCTGAGGTTCTGGAGCAGGTGCTGGCTGATTAATCTTAGCCTCTTGCTTCACCGTATATGCACCAGCTGGTGCCGCTTCACCAAGAACCTGATGCAACTTAGCTTTAAGCTCATCATACGTCTTATAGTTACTTGGATCAGTAAACTCACCCAAGTTATGAAGCTGTCCGTAGACACTTTCTAGCTTGGTATCGTCACCACTAAAGAATCCTTCTGGTGAACTAAACTCAGACTTATCGTAGTTACGATAGCCCTCGACGTTACGGATCTTCAACTTGAAGTCTGCACCTTCCCAGAAGTCAAATGGATTGATAGGAGTCTCATCAGCAAACGCTGGCTGCATGACATCCATGATCTTATCAAAGATCTTCTTACCAAACTTGAACAACATCACCCTACCCTCGTTCTGAGGATTAGATGGATCCTGGACTACGTATACGTTAGTCACATAATGGAGTCGACGCTTCTGCTCACGCACACGAGCCTTATCGTCATCGTTACCTGAGTTCCACAAACGTGAGTTCAGTTCTGATACTGGATCAGCTTGGCCAATAGAAGTAAGTGAATTTTCGATATACCACAGACCTGTTGGTCCTTTGAATCCATGATCCCAATAACGGACCCATGGCAACTCTTGTCCTTCTGCAGCTGGGAGGAATCTGAGGACTGCATAACCATTGCCTGCTTTATCGACCGTGGGCTTCCAGATTCTTTCATCGGCGTACGACTTCTTCTCTTGTGGACCACCACCATCAAGAGCTTGAGCTGCGTTAAGGAGTTTAGAGATTTGATCTTTATTACGTTTTAGATTTTCGAACGACATATGTTTTGTATCCTTGTATGTACTGAAATGTTAACTGAAGTATATTATACACTATTCTTGCGAGGTGTACAACATTATTTATCATCCAAAAAAGGACGAGTCAATTTTATTTTGCCTCGGAAGGAAGTTAAGATCCCTTGCCTCGGCTTCTAGTTTATCCTTTATAATAGGAGACACAAACTTCTTCACATCTCCAGGATCAATTGTATTCTCTTCACAGATAAGGAGGATCGCGTCCATGTATGATACTCTCTTATCAATCACAGTCTTTTCTACCAACTTGGTAAAGTTTGACTTGTTTAGAAAATTATCTTCCATCTATCGGTCCCGCAGGTACCAATGTCACTTGGGTGCAACGGTGTTGTTGATCAGCTCCATAAAATAGATCAATCCACACACCACCACGAATGTATGTTTCCATGTGTCTAATGTATCCTTCAATACTAGCTTGTCGAGCAATAGCTCCATTTTGATTCATTCTTACCTGTCGCTTGACTTCAGGCAAAAGAGACTTATTATATTTAATCCACTCTCGAACATTCTTTATACTGAATGGATGCTCGTCGGGGATGTCTAACAAAGATGGATGGACACCCTTAGGAGGAGCATTGCCTCGTTTAGCCTTACGAGCCTCACGAGCCTTAGCAAGACGTTGACGATTAGCTTCTTTTTGTTCCTCTGTAAGAACTCTTTTCTTACGATAAAGTTTTCTAGGTCTAGCAACCATTTTTCTTTATCTCCTCTATTCTGTTTTCCAACCAAGATATGACAGTCTCGTTAAGAATATCTTTAGGAAGACTTTTGAGTCGAATAATCTCCATCTCAAGAGTCATGACTCTGTTCATGTCTGCAGTGGTCATTTTATATTCCATTAGTCCCAATCCTTATCGAAACGAGTCGTCTCATATGCAACCTGACCATAATACTGGTTAGCATACTTCTCAGCGTCAGTATACTCATTGATATTGTAACGGTCAATAGAGCTATCGATCTTAGGAACAGACCTTCTCTTACGAGCTTTTTTCTTCTCGTTCTCACGCTTCTTAGCAACTTTTCGAATAAGAGCTAAGCGAGCTGCATATTGTTCTGGGGTCCAAGAATCTGCCATAATATAATCTCCTCTCAAACTGATTCAGGTAACTTAGGATAGTCCACTTCTCCAAAGAGAATGTAGTCAAGATATGCACAAACTATCTCGAGCTCAAACTCAGGATGGTTCACGCAGTAAAAGATAAGACCTTCAAAACCTTTCATTCCCTCGTAACTAAAATAATGCACATTCACAGTATCAGCATAATCGTGTAATGCATTAAGAGTTGTAGCTTCGCTGAAATAGTTTATCATAAGTCTCCTCAGTACTTTACTATTATCTTCTACTTGAAATGAAAAGTCAACAGTTAATTTAAATAAATTTTCTGTAAGTGAGACTCAAAGGCTTCAACTTTCTGAAGCCTGTCTGGCCAAAGAATGTATTCTTTCTCTGGATTCTTTTTGAGGTTTTCCAACAGAGGAGTGATAGCGTTGTACAGCTTATCTAACTTTTCCTGAGTAGTGGTAGCTGTAGTGGCAACTTCTTTGGCTTCTGTAGTAGCTTTTTGAACAGCCTCAAGTTCGGTCTCATCAACTGCAGTAAAACCAAAATCAAAAATATCGTCTGACATATTAATCTCCTACATGCACAAGTCTTCATACTTTGTTGTATGAAGTCTGTGTTGACTTAGATCGCCACTATAAGGCTTGAACAGCATTCGAACTAGACGTCGATGAAAGTTTAAAATATTATCTATCACAACTTACCCCTTTCAGAGTATTTATAATTAAAAAATAAAGGCGGAACGGGGGGATTAGGGTAACCCCCAAGGAGGTACGATCTGATGTACCTTTCGTCAATGGACCTCCAACGACCTGACGTTCCCGCTAAGGACATGGGCGCTACCCCTTCGGTCTACCTTACCCCCCATCAGCGAGAGGCATTCGGTCACGTTCCTATCGGCGCTGCAGGCACCGAACTCTGGAGTGGATGACTGGACTCGAACCAGCATAAAAGAGATTTGCAGTCTCTTGCGTAACCGTTCCGCCACATCCACAAAACTGGCTGCTCGACCAGGACTCGAACCTGGGACCAAGAAGTTAACAGCCTCCTGCTCTACCAACTGAGCTATCGA